CATAAGTTCGTCTAACCCTAGGATAATATGTCGGTAATCCATCGGAATAACACAAATACATAATTGGTCCAGGAACATCGGAATCTGTTGTTGGAAAACAATTTTGACTCTTTGTTTCGCTGAAAATGTTTCCCGAACAAATATCCTCGCTAATGTTGCAAATAAGAGTTCCACCTTCAGGAATAACATTTGTATCGGGAGTAGTATTAACTGCGTAAATTTTTGGCATAACTGGATCAACTCCGCCTGCCTTCTTAGGTGGTTTATATAAAGGAGGAACAACTGGAGGTGGATCTGGACCAATTGGTCCAGAACCTCCGTCATTTGTTGGCAAAGAATAATAAGTATTTGTTTGATTTTTTGGACATGTTAGCGCCGCGTCTGTATCTTGCAGTAAAAAAAAACACAGCATTATTAACTACATTTTGTCCTCTATTGGTTAAATTTACTACAACTGTTGGATTTTTTGTATTGATTTTATTATAACCAACTCGTTTTAAACTTCCAGTATTTGGATTTGTATAACTTTGAGTTTGAGACGCCCATGTTGTTGTGCGATTTGTCCACATTCCTCTCGCAATTTGAGCATATCTTTGCTGTTTTGTAATATTTGCACTATTATTTTTATACTGTAATACATTTCCCTTTTTTAAAACATCCAACAAATAAGCTTGACCATTTTGAATCTGTATTGGAGCATTTGAATACGCGCATTGATTTTCAAAACGATACCATTCTCTAGGTGGTTTTGGATTATAATCTGAGCCAAGATAAGGCATTTTATATACTTATATACATAATTAAATATATAAAATAATTTATTTTAATTGCGATTTATTGTGGTTTAACGGCGAGTTCCAACTGGGTTAAATTGGTCACCGGATCCAGCAAAAAACCATCTTAAAGACAAATAGTTTGGATTCTTCATATTCATTGCTGAAGAACCAACCATTCTTGTGTTAGGTCCATTCTTAACTAAATTGTATATGGCAGCAGTTCCCAAAGCATAGTCATAATACCACAAGTTTGAAATATAACCAGAAAACCCACCATTTAATGCTAAGTTAACATCTCCATAATTTTGCTTAGGAACGCTTGTTAATTTCAAGCTCTTAGTAATAGTTCCGTTAATATAAATGTCTAAATTCGTGTTTCTGCATCTAATAATAACATTTACCCACTTATTTAAAGGAATGTCGCTAATAACAACTTCCTCGTTTATGTTGTTGTATGTGTTCATAATTACCTTAAATGCGTTTGTATTAGGCATAATGTATAACCCCGGGGCATTATTGGGGAAATTGAGTCCATTGTCTGCAACATTTATATTTCCTTTGCTAAAAATGTGTCTATATTTTGAAGATTGAGTGTCATCAATAAATACCCAAACAGACCAAGTAAATTCAATTCCGGTTGGGCCATTAACAGAGCGAATAATTGGTTTTGCGTGAGCTTGAGATGGATCTTGAGGAATTACTAATAACTGCCTTGCATCAATCATGCCATCAATTAAATGTGGTGAATTGTTGGGTCCAAAAAACCAACCCAAAATGCCAATAGAAAACTGCAAAACTACAATAAAAATAAGAATTATTAACAATATGAATGACACTCTTGCAATTAAACTACTGGAATTCATAAAGTCTTTTAATCCACTTCCTCTTCCAGTACTTTGTGTTGTAAAACTTCCGTTGTCCATTTATATATATTATAATATAAGAAAAACATTGTTAAATTGTAAATCCACCGGTTTCTGTACCATTATTTGAAAAAGTTACCTTAACTTGGTATTTTCCAAAAAGATTAGACAAAAAGCTCTTGCCATATCCCTTTTGGTAAATATTCCACGCGGTTTGAGGGTCTGTAGAATTGGGGAAATATTGGAACTTTGATGTCCAACCAGCAAAACCGCCTGCAGGAGTTACATAAACATCAGCGTTTTGGTTAATCTTTGGCACTCCAGGCAAAACACATGTTTTCACTAATTTTCCGTCTAGATAAACATCAAGGGTTCTGCCATATGTGCTAATTAACAAGTTCACCCATTTTTGTATAGGGATATTGCTTACAGAACAAGTGTGAATAATTGAACCGTCTGTGCCTCTAACAGAGTCGCTAGATAACACTCCACCGGCACCGGGATAACATGTTAACATAATTGAAAGATTGTTTTCAATACTTCCTAAAACAACCGCGGGGCATGGGTTTTTACCGGATACACCAGAAACAGATATACCCTTTGTATCTGTTAAACCACCCATGCGGCCAAACAATACCTTATTTTCTCCATACTTGTAGTTCCAGTCATTAACATAAAACCAAATAGAATATGTGAAATTGCTAGAATTGGCTATAGCCCCAGATGCCAAGGATTTTGCAGTAATTGTTTGCATTGTTGTCCCTGAGCTTAAAGTGCTCAAAGTGTTAACGTCTGAAAATACATACTTAATTACTACATAGAGCAAAACGAGAATAATAATTATAAGAAGAACATTCTTAATATCCATAATATAATATATTCATAGAAATTATCTTAAATATATTATCATTAAACGCCGTTAAAATTATCATTATTTGCTGTTGCAAACCATTTAAACGATAAATAGTCGGTTTTTGTGTTATCTATATCGGCCTTTATTGGCTTATCTTCAGAATCTGGAACCGCTGTTTTAATGTCAATGTTGATTGGAATTGTAATTACTGGTGGATTGGTTTTAATATTTGCACCATCTAACACATTCTTAACGATGGATTCCTTATCAGAATTTACAACTGGAGGATTCTTATTTTTGACTAAGTTGTATAAGTAATATATTTGCGACATTGATATGCTTGTGTTAAAATAATTTACATTACAAATTCCTCCATTTATTCCATTATTGGATCCAATTGTAAGTGTGTCTTTTGACATTGCTGGAACTGCTTCATTCGCAGATTTTACCAACTGTCCATTATAAAAAATGTCTAAAGTTCCATTGCTATAATTAATAATAATATTGTTCCATTTTTGAAGCAACACATTTGGCAACTCATAAATTATAATATTTCCGTCAGCGTCTAATTCTTGAGGATTTTTTAATCTACTCGCGCTTCCAACTGCAGGCTCTCCGTCATTTTGTAATGTTATTCTAAGCTTGTTCTCTGCGGCATTATAAAGAACATTTGGTTTATTTCCATAATTCAATAATGATGTATACTTGTTCAATGAACTACTAACATTTGGGCTCATTGCATCAATAAAAACCCAAAATGATATAGCATATTTATAATTGTATGGATTGTCAACTCCAGTTCCATTTAAATTGTCATAAAGTCCGATTGAATTTTCAGTATTTGCATAGACTGGACTATTTACCAACAATGTTCCGCCTTGTTTAGATAAATTTGTTTGCAATTGCGGACCAATAAAAAAGTAAACAGCGTACAATACAACAATAATTGCAAGCAAGGCATAATAAGTTGCTGGTGTATTTCTAGTGGCTTCTATTGTTGTTGTTAATCCGCTCCATAATCCAGTTAACCCGGATTTTCCAGCATTTAATCCAGCTTTTCCGACGGCAGCTCCAATACCGGCTCCAAATCCTAAAAAGGAAAAAATTGTGTCAAGAACTCCAACTAAAATACAAGGAATATAAAACAAAGTGTTAATAATAAGTCTAAAAAATGGGCTCTTTTTATAATAGTTTCCTCCAGTAACTAACTTGAAAACTAGAGCTAATATTGCTATTACAATAATTGAATTTAAGACAAAAGAAACAATACCAGATTGATTAGATAAGCTTTCAACTCCAGTGACTAACCATCCAATAAGTATTCCAGAAAATATTAGACCAAACAATAACATGAAAACTTGCCTGGCAATTTTTGTAATATTTTCCATGCTTGTATTAAGGTTTCCTCCAGAGTCTCTCAACTTTACATCAGAAAAAGAGAGAATTCCAAAAAACAATATCCATAAAACAAAAATAATAATAAGTAGAATTACAATACCAGAAACTTTGGTTGTTTTATCAGTTCCAGCAACACCAGTTCCAGAAGTAAAACCTCCAGGATATGCCAAAATTCCAGCTACAATTACAATTAAAAATATCAAAAAGCCGATTCCGCTGAAAAGTCCCATTTTTGATAATCCTTTAAATAATCCACCCCCAGATGAATCTGCACCTGGCAATCCAGTGACTTTTGAGCCTTGTATTGTTGGAAGAGTCATAAGAGTAACCAAATAAAGAAACCCAAATATAGCCAATAAAATTGTAATAACGAGAGAAGGACCAAAATAAGTTTTTAAATAACCTCCTGGATCTACAGTATAAAATAATAACATAAACACAATGAGACAAAAATATATAAGGGCGTATTTAACGCGTTCGTAATTTAAATCAAACCCATAAAGCTGTCCCTTTTCCATTGCTAAATAAAATAAATAAATTCCTATTAACATGGTTGCGGGAAAAACTAAAAAGGAATATGCATCAATTATTCCGCGAGGAACATTTCTATAGAGAATAATAAGGCCGATTATATATACTGCCAATAACAATACAAATTTAATTCTACCAATGAAGTTTAAAAAATCCTTGTAATTGGGTATAGTCATAAAAACAATAAGTAAAATTGCTAGAGTAAATGCTACTATAATCATTGCTGTATTGTTTTCTTCTTGAGATAATGTTTTTCCTCCAGGTAGATGCGCAGATTTTGAATAAATTAACCCAATAACAACAGAAATAAGAATCAGCATTACTATTATAAATGTCGCGTATATTAGAGGAGTTTTTATTTTTGAGTAACTGTAATTGCTAGAAGACTCTGCACTTATGGTATTTAATAATGGAAATGCTGTAGCTTTTGGAATGTCCATAATATATAATTACATTATATTTTATGAAAATTTGGCTCAACACTTTGTTCAACCTTTCATAACTTGTGAAGCCCGAATGGCTACTGTCGCTTTGCTTAAAGGTTGCTTTACATGTTTTCCATGGCTGTTTTTTTACCATGACAGTCCCTACATAAAGCGACCAAGTTGCTTACTTCATTTGTTCCGCCATATTCAAGTCGTTTAACATGATCTACTTCAAACCATGCATTTAATTGTTGTTTACAGTCTCCACATTTCCATCCTTGTTGGGATGCTACATATTTCTTTTTAGTTTCACTTACAGAGCGTTTTGTGCTTTTTCCACCAGACTGTAATATGCGTTTTTCTGCATTCATTGTTCCCATATCAGCTGACGCAAATCCTTCTTCATTGCGTAGATCACCCATAAAACTAGAGTTGCTAGATGTTGTTGTAAAATCTATTAAAGGGCTTAGCATATCCATAGATGATTTGTCAATTGGCATATATTTAACGACATTATTTGCGTGAAGCAATAAGTTTTTGCATCTGGCTGGATTGCGTTTAACCATGAGATAAAATACAATACCTAAAAATACAAAAAATGCAATTTGAAAGTATTTTTTATTTTTCATTATCATTTTTGTGTATTTTCCATCATAATAAGTATTGTAAGCTAAAAATGCAGTAACTCCAAATATAAGTAATTCTAATTTCATTAATAATAATATAAGATGATATTATAATTAATTTAAGGCTTTTGAGTTTTAGTTTTTAGTTTTTAGTTTATGCTGTATTTCGCCTTGTTTTTTTAGACAATGAATTCTTTTTAGAACTAGAAGTTTTACGAGTTTTTTTAGAAGATGACGATTTTTTTTTAGAACTAGAACTTTTATGTGTTGTAGAAGTTGTTCTTCTTTCTTCAAAATTTACAGTAGAATTTTTCTCAGCTTTCAAAAATAAATGGTCTAATTTCTCAAGTTTATTTGCCAACTTATCAACATCAATTGGAACATAACTGCATTCAATAACATATAATACTGCAGATTTAATAGTGTCTATAATTTCCAACTCACACTCGCACAAATCATCATAATAGTTCTCTAAATATTCTAAAATTGGTAAATAAGACATAGTTATACCCCAAACATCCAAGTTCTTTAAAAATACTTGAGAGAAATAATCCATCTTATCAAATTTTCCCTCGCGTGTAAATTTAAAAAGCACATATGATATGTATTCAAAAATGAAATAAAATGTGTATTCAAATTCTATGAGGTCCTCTTTAAATTGTTCTTCTATATTAATTAATCCGCGATCAAAAAAGGCCTTGAAAATATTATTCAATGATTTCAAGTGACCAGGGCCTCGCTCATTAATCCAGGTTACAACATAATTTATCGTAAATTCCCTAGTTTCAAAATATGTCGGCTCCTTATGCTTCTTTAAAAATTCCGCATACATTTTCGTAAAAGTATCGTTAAATAATATAATTGAAAATGGGACATTAAATTGAAAGGGTCTTTTAGTTAATGGTTTTGGAATACTATTTCTCTCTTTGAATGTTGTTGATAGACCCCAATCAATAAGTCTTGTGTTAACATGTCCTCCTTGTTCCTCTTTAACAAGGATGTTGGAATCTTTTATGTCGCAATGATAAATTCCTCTTTCATTCATAGGCAAAATCCCTTTCTTTAATAATTTAATGAGAGAAACATTCATGTATCTCATCTTATTATAATCCATCTTAGTTCGCTCTACATAATCCCCAAGATCTAATCCACCGTAAGGCATATTTAATGACCTCAATTTATCAAGA